TCCATACAAATCTGCAATATTCAATATTGATTGTCTCAATTTCTCGTCTGTTGGGATGTTATCCACAAGCCCTTGCAGTTGTGCCTTGAATTGCGGTTCATCTAACCGCTTTGACTGATACGCAGCAAGTATGCGCTCCAGTTCCTTGTTGTATAAATTACCCGACGATACAACACGGCCACCCACAATGTTGGGCTCGCTTAGTTTATCAAAATTCATTTGCGCATTCTCATCTTGTAACCACGCTTCTGGTATTACAGCGACAATCACGCAACGGCATCGCGGGTGCGCTGGCGGTATGTCATCAACATTGTCTATCTCGAATATTGTAGGCGTTCCGGTCCCGCCAGTATAGCGGTCAAGACAAATCCTACACGCATCAATTGCAAGTGAGACTTGATAATGAGTTATGCCAAGATCTTTCATGTAACGCCTAGAGCCCTCATTGAATGCCCTATTGGTTTCTGTTTGGGCAATCAGCTTGGCGCGCTCTTTGTTGATGCCAATAAATTTGCTATCACGAATTTCTCTAGCGATAGTATCGAAACTTTTACCGTCGCGTAACCCCCGCTCTATGATACCGATCACTTTGTCGGCGGTCGCCTTCTCGAGTATCTTGGCTAGCTCTGGCTCGCGTTCCCGGATAATATTGATGTACTCGCTTGGTGGCGGTTTAAAGGTAAATCCAAAGTCAGCAGATAGCGAATCCAGATCGAGGTGCTCTTGTATAAAGAGATCATCTAGGTAGTTTTGCTGGAAGTGCAGAGCAACCGCTAATGCTGATAGAAGGCTTGATAGATTGAACTCGAAGCGCCCAGAAATAAGATTGCGCAAGTCACTACCTAGTGACTTATCCACTTCGAATTGCTGCAATATGAATTCGCGGACTTCTGCGCTCACCGTTTCTAGCTCCCGCGCCACTTGTACCTCAAGTTTATTCTCTATTGCTAGCATGGGATCTCGAATGAGCTTATCATATTCCTCACGAATATGCTCTAATTCTTTGATCATGGCATTGAGTAATATAGTTCGTATTTGTTATTTTTTGTTATCTCTTTGTTATCTGCTGGTGCACCAATAAGGCCGCCAAGTAGGTTAGCGCTCTTTTCTTTTATAGCAGCCTGTTGCTCTTCTGTGAAGTCTGGAATACCATCACGCGCACGCAGCTCTTCTGGTAATACCTTACCAATACGAGTATAGATCTCGTCAATCTCGGCTTGCGTTTTGGCGTCCAATCGATCAAGATCCGTATACACGTATTCCAGGTCCCCAAAGCGTGGTGCTACTTCTGCCAAATCCCTAATGATCGAGTTAGCGTACTCGGACATTAGGTCGAGCATGTTGCGAATGCCCTGATTCTTGGTATTACGCTCTTGCACTTCACCGGTAGCCTTGTTGATGTCCATTGTGAGACCCACGTCTTGTGGTGATATCTCAAAAGCAGCCACGATTACTTTAGCAAGCCACAATGTTAGTTCGTAGTATTGCATTTCTTGGTTACTCTCGCGTAACTTCTCAATGATCATGCCATCGCGGTCAATGTTGGTAAACATCGCCTTCCATAATTTGCCTTCCGTTCCGGCTTCCCATTGTGTTTTAAACTCATTCACTTGGTCCTCAGTAGCACCTGGCAGATTAATCATGAATGGGGGTAATGCATTTTTATCAAACACACTGGCATTGAAGTTCTCTGAGTTGATACTAGTTAGAATTGTAAGTATGATGCGCTCAATTGGACTCTTACCGTATCCGATCATATCGATATGCGACAAGGGAGAGTTCATGAGCACGTCCAGTTCATCTTCTTCAAACAAAGCACACGCCTCTGCTTCGCCTGGCAAGTACTGTGCATAGGCTGGTGTCATGTAGTACCCTTCGGCGTCCATGAGTGGCTTAATTGTCGCGCCATCAACTGACCAAAGCTCTGTTACAAGCCCTCTTGAATCTCGCACCTTCTCAATACAGCCACGGTCAATAGTTAAGATGTCTTCAAGCACCTTGAGCCAAAATATACGTCTACCTTCTTGCGGGTTGGGGCGTTCAAATAGCCGGTGCAGATAATTGATTTCTGTTTCATAATCTTCGCTATTGTTTTTATACTCGTCTTTAACGCCAATATGAAAAGGGATCTTTATAACCATGTGCTTTAGAGATTCGACAACCACATTAACAATCGGGTTAGCATCCTTCACGGCGCGCAGTACAGCCCAACTGAGTTTGGGGTTTGGCTTATGTGCAACCACGCCAAGCATATCTGTGCCGGCAACCGCCATTCTAAATTTAGTTTGGCTTAAACTCTTTTTTGCTTTATCTGCCATGGCTATACTGTGCTAACAATAAAATTACTTTGTTGAAGTGCTATGCGCACTACGCTAGCAAACGTATCGACTTGATCATCATGCGCTGCGTTCGGAAATGCTATGCACTCATGTATAAAACTATTATGCCATGAAGCACCCTTTAGTAGAAAGACCCTACCCGCTTGTGTTGGTGCACTGGCGCCCTTCACTCTACTAACCTTAGAATCTTTGGGCGGTTCATCACGAATCACATTGATGCCATGCGTTTGACCACCTATCACAATAGTTTCACGTTGTAATTGCTGAATAATAGAAATACCCGACGCCTTTGGCTCAAAGTAGCACCTGCTAGCCGTGTTGTAGTTATTGGCTACGAGGAATTGCTTGTAAGCAGTTATGAAATCTGGAAACGGCAAATCTACTGGCCAGCTATTCCAGATATACAGATTCTTCTGGTACGTTGACCACACCAGCGTGCTCGAGCTATCACTGTTCTTGTTTGTTACTTCACCATAAGCGGTATCAGAATAGAAGTTGCGAATGATACTATCTGGCAAGTCGCTTGGTACAAAGAATTTAAACCAGTCTTTCAGAATAATATTACCTGCTGCTGGTGCTGGGCGTTGTTGGTATTGGCCAGCATAGTCAGCAGAGCCAAGATTGATTTCCTGCTCGTGTAAGGTTCTACGCGACAATCTAAGCGGATCCAGTAAGCCACCGTTATGATCATACGCAGATTGTATGTCGGCGATAGGCTTGGCAAACTCCTGGTCCCATTCAGCAGGCAATGCAATATGCTTCACGTTCAGCTTATTCTTTTTAAGTATGTGGCCAGTCAGATCCGATTCGTGAAGCCTTTGCATGATGTATATGGTTGGTGTAACGTCCTTATCTACCTTACGACTGCTCAGAGTACTATCATGCCAGTCATTGGCCTTTTGAAGCAAGTAAGGCTCTTCTACCGCCCTCACCTCTGATTTTTGGGGTGGTTTATGGGGATCATCAATTAGAATCAAATGGGCGTGTTTACCTGTGATGGAGCCACCGCTTGACGTGGTGATGCGCATGCCCTTGGCGGTATTCTCATAAGCGGTTTTGCGATAGTTGTCAGATCTAATCTCCAGATCTGGAAAATAATACTTGAACTTCTCGCTGGTCAAACAGTCTCTGCTTTTTAGTGAGTGCGGGAGTGCGGCGTCTTGTGAGTAACTAGACGATATAATGCGCAGTGACGCGTCATTTGCCCATAACCAAACTGGAAATAGGATGGAGATAATCGTAGATTTACTTGTGCCCGGTGGTACATTGACGATCAAGTCATACTCTTTTACCTGGCGTTTTATTACCCATTCGCCCACCTTCTGTACCTCGTCGCACAAATACCTGATGTGCCAATTATCCACAAAAGGATCTGACACGACTGTATCCCAAAATTCTAAGAAGAAATGATAAAACGACCGCTTGAGTAGTTGCCTGGTAATATCGTAATCTAATTTCTGGAGGTCAAGTTTCTTTAGATCCATTGGTGGTTTTGATGCTATCCATAAGCCCTTTAAACATAACCAGTTGTTCTGGTGTCAGCTTGGTAACATCGAATAGTGGTTGACCTTCTGGTCCCACAACCTCTTGCTTGCTCTTTTCTTCCCAATCGGTCAGATTGGTTGCCATGAACTTAGAAAAGTAGGAATTGTACAATCCTGCGTTACTC